TTTACTCGTAAATAAACCAAATCTCTTGAGTGTCCATAATCCAGTTGACACACTGTTATTGAATCAAAATATGCTACAGTTTCAGCTCTAGTTGACCATGTAATTTTTAATCTACTCTGATAACCTTGTTCAGCATATATATTATTACAATGATGAAACCGATACCAATAATGATATGGTATTACAAAAATATTTGACAACAAATTCAAAGCCATACCACTCAAAGGTACCGTTACCCAAGTATCATCAACTCTAGTTTCCATTTCTATATATGCATATGATGTTCTAAAAATATTTTCAATATCAATATTTGTATAATTATAACTATGAGCATCCAAAGATACTTGTTGTTGACGCTTAACTATACGACGTTGTATTCTACGTCGCGCAGCTTTGATATTTCCCTCATGACTCTGTGGTTCCGTTTCAGATGACGAAAACATTTTATATATAGAATATGCCACTATACTAAATAAAGCAACACCCATTGATAAGAAAACCCAACCTGGTATTTGTTGCATGTAATCTTTTATCATTTGATATGTATCTTTAATTGCATCCATTGCATCATTTTTAAATTCAATCATATAATTCTTATGTTGTTGATACTTCATAGATCGATATATGGGATTTTTACACATATGGTAAAATTCTAAACCTTCATAATATGATTTCAACATTAAATCATATGTATCAAACATCACAACTCTAGCATCCTGATATAAGCCATCTAAATAATCTCTAAAGATCTTAACCGATAACGAAGGATCTTCATATATATGCATTATTAATTCCTCAATAGTATTAAATGTTCTTAAAATTGGCTTTGCCAATGTTATGTGTAACGCGTATGCGATTATTGGTGCCAACTTTTCAAGCAATTTTTCAGTTATTAAATAGGATATATACACTTTTAAACCAAGTGCTACCAATTCAGCATTAATAGCTAAAAGTAACGCTGGCCATCCCCATCTTTTACATCCATATATTATCCAATCACTTATCAAAAAGTGTCGAGATAGTTTTGTAAATTCATTTGCTAAAAGATTTGTTATCTTACCAGTTAAATAATGTGTTATAAAAGTTGCAAGTATCTGTAAAGTAAGACCAGCTAAACCTGTTGTAATATGAGTTTTAAAATTATCCTCATTTTGCTTTTTCCGCTTAGCATCTGCATCACCATCAAAATCATCTTCAGGTAGCTCTTCAATTTTTACAAGTGTTTTATTATGTGCAATTACTTCAATTGGTTCCGTTACTTCATATGGTAACGCATCACTAAATTCATATAATTGAGCTTCTTGTTCTTCATCATGTATCTGTGTACCATGAGTATAAGCCACACGATTAACATCATCAATAGTTGAATCACCTGCCAAATTACAAGCATACATTTCACCAACAGTAGAGTACATCTGATCTGTCCATAAATCTTTCATATTATGAATTAAACTATCTGTCAATTCTTGTTGTTTATTCATATAATTATCTGCATGATCACACACATATTTAATTGTTTCTTCCATAGTCAATTCCTTAAATGCTGCACCTGTTCTAACATCATGAAAACGTATAATATACATATCATTAGGAAACAACTTATGGTCCTTAGATCCAAAGCACTCGTCTGGATTAGACTTTATAAATTTTTTAACTTTATGCGAATCAACTCCCCCATCACAATTCATCCATTTAGTTCGTAGTATCAATTCCAAATTCATATCACGTCTACGTGCTAAATGGTCACCCTGTGACCAAGTACGTGAATTAACAAAGCCAGCGCGACCAAAGTCGTCTTGCCCATTAGCCACAACTAATGGTGCTGTTAAATAACATCTAGATTTATCAACTAAATTTGCCATATTCATATGATAAGGATTGTCATCAACTACTGCACCTAATTCATCGATTGCTAAATCAAGAGTATTATCAGCCATAATAGTTTGAAATATATCATTATACCATACCACTTTCTTCCCTTGACCACCATCCCAAAATTCAGCTCCCATTTTACGAAAAACGCAATAATGTTGTGGATCTTGATATGAATCAATCAATTTTATTCTTTGTGCAATAGCATTTACCAACAATGGTTGAAATATTTTTGACTTACCAATTCTAGGTTTACCCCAAATATAAACAAAATAGGGTTTTTTCCTATGTGCATTTGTTACACCTTTATATTGAGGTGGTATATTTTCATACGCTTTATCAACCGTTACAACCATTATCCTAATATAAGGCATTACCTTATATGTCAATGTCTTATTATTAACTAATGCTATATTCATTTTTTGTTCAATATCCAATAATTTATCTCGTAAGCTAATAACTCTACGAGCATCAATAATATTTTCACCACAATTAATGAAAACATCTTCTTGTTTACACTTAATATAATCATCAATTACTTTCTCAAATTCTATATCTTTTAAAAATTCAGGTAACATACCGTAGTATTCCATTATCTTATTTACTATGTATTCCATTATAAAAGAAATACTGTTAATCATAAAATCAACTATAGTTGTACATGATCTAATAATATCTGAAATAGTTCTTAGAAAAAATGAATTTTCTCGAACTGTCGCAAATGCTTTAGGTGAAATACCTGTAAAAATTGATGATATCATAATCTTTATTGTTTCTAACATAACTTTACCAAAATTATAATGTTTTTCATTAGTTTTAATTTCATCATCATAGCCTTGTTCTTGTATTTGATTACGCTCTTTAAATAAACATATAATCCCCAAAACCGCTCGACTTAGGCTATTTAATAAACAGTTACCAATCCCTGTTGGTAAAATTAATGTTATTAGTGCTGTAATACTAGTTGCATCCTGATTAGACTTTTTTGCAACTAAATACGCAAATGATACGAATTTTATTAAATTCATAAAAAAAGATATATATACTGATGATGAATCCCATGATTCTATAATCGATAGAAACTTATCAGTAAGTAAGTTACTATTAGCTATTAATTGGTCAATGCCATGAGATATTTTATTTGTTGTAAATTTTACATCTTGAGAGATACTTTCAGCGCGATAATCAATCCCTGCGGCTGTGCGACTCATATCTTTAATAGCTACATTAATTTTAGTCGCTGTATCGTCCACTCTAGTGGATATAACAGATGTTGCAGCAGCAATATCTTGCGTTAAAGGCTTTATATCCTTATTAACAACATCCTTTATTGAATCAGCTGCTTCTCTAAAAGTAGATACAGCTGAAAACATATGCTCTTCTAATTTCACATGTTCAAACTTATTAAACATCTGATCTTCATAACTTTTTACAAATTCATTATGTGCTCTACCAGATTGTTTTTGTAAAAATTTCATTTTTTTTGTAAATTTAATCATTAATTTACAATTTGATGCAACATTTAAGTTCTTAAATTTAA